TGCAGCCCCGGCCATGCCGGATGCGCCGGTCATGGCGGCACCGGAAATCCCTTCCATGCCGGAACTGACCATGCCGCGTGTGGCGGCTCCGGAACTTCCCTCCCTGCCTCCTCTGGAACTGCGGGCGGGAGCCATGCCGAAACTTCCCGCTCTGGAAGTTGCAGCCCCGGCCATGCCGGATGCGCCGGTCATGGCGGCACCGGAAATCCCTTCCATGCCGGAACTGACCATGCCGCGTGTGGCGGCTCCGGAACTTCCCTCCTTGCCTCCTCTGGAACTGCGGACGGGGGCCATGCCGAAACTTCCCGCTCTGGAAGTTGCAACCCCGACCATGCCGGATGCGCCGGTCATGGCGGCCCCGGAAATCCCTTCCATGCCGGAACTGGAAGCACCGGAAGTCGCCATTCCGCAAGCGCCGTCCTTTGACCGGCCCGACGAGGCACGCGCAAACGGGCGCGGCGGGAACGAGACGCGGAGCGGCCAGACCATAAGCATTTACGGCGACATCATTCTGCAAGGCGTCCAGAATGCGGAGGATTTCGGGGAAGCCATGCGCCGGTATCTGCAAGGGGAAATTTCCATGATGGAGGGTATGGCATGAGTCAGACCGACGGCAACGGACAAAACGGGCAAACATCGAACCTGATAACTTTTGAGGACGGTGTGGTGACGCTTGCCGGGGAGGAAGTGCCGGGCATTCTGCACTCGCTTCGAGTGGACGGCAAGGTCCGCTTCGACGAACAGAAGGTGGACGGCTCCTCCGGCAAGAAAAAGACGCCGCAGGGCTTTGAGGACAGCGACATCATGATTTCGCTGTACCTGGTGACGGACGACGATTCCAGTTGTTACGACAAACTGGAAACGCTTTCCGGGATGTTCCGTAAGGTAGACGACAAGGCGAACCCGCAGATTTACACCGTGGCGAACCGGCATTTGCTGGCGCGCGGCGTGCGGCAGGTCTGCTTTTCCAAGCTCCAGACGGCAGAGAATGACCGGACGGACGAAATCACGGCCACGCTGGGTTTTGTGGAACACAACCCGCCCGTGGTCAAGACTGAGAAGGCGCAGGCAAAGACGCCCACCGGCAAGGAACTGGCGGAACAGGCGGCGGAAAAGGCCAAACAGGCCGCAGAGCCAAAGGAAGACGAACTTATCATCAAGGCGGACTGAGCGTGATTGAAGGCATCAATATCCGCTGCAACGTAGGCGGCGTGGAAGTGCTGCGCAGCCCGCGCATTGTGCTGACGCTGCGTCGCCGGGCCGTGGTGTCCACCTGCGAAGTGGATATACCAGACGCGGACGGACAGGTTCAGGCATCCCTTGCGAAGAAGCAGGCGGTGCGCGTGCGCTTCGGGCACCGTGGCGAAGGCGGCACCTGGCACGACTGGTCCGGCACGGTGAAGGACTTTCAGCCAGCCGGGCCGGATACCATCCGCGTGCAGGCCGTGGGGCTGGAACAGGCGCTCATCGACACTACGGTGACGGAAGCCATGCACGGGGAACCGGCGGACGTGGTGGCCCGCCGTCTGCTTGCATCCACGGGCCTTCCTGTGGCGGGCATCAGCATTCCGGCGGAGAGGTTCCCGCACATCGTATTCAGCAACGCAACCGTGGCGCGGGCCATAAAACAGCTTGCCGCCAGTCTGGAACGAAGCTGGGGGCATGACCTTTCCCGGCACGCGGTCTGGCTGGGGGAAGCCGGGCTGTACTGGTCCGACGGCGACGAACCGGGTGACGTGTTTGTGGTGGAAACGGCGGCCAACCTGATAACGAACAGCCCGAACCCGGCGGGCATGAGCGTGGTCGTGTCCACCATTCTGCCGGGGCTGACGCATAGCCGCAAGGTGCGCATCCGGGATACGCGGCGGGACTTTTCGGAACTGGTACGCGCGGAAGAGGTCATCCATACCCTGGGAGCGGACGGGAACACGACCACCATCGGCTATGGCGCAAATCAGGGGTGGGGATAATGGCGGAACAGAGCCTTCTTTCCCTGCTCAAGCGCGCTCTGGAACTGACCATGCCGGATTTGCGGGCCTACTACCGCATGACGCGCAAGGCAAAGGTCGTGGCGGCGTATGCCAGCGACGGGCGCTATTATGCGGACGTGCAGCCCCTGCGCAACGACGAAAGCCCGGACACGTCGGAGCCGGTGATCCCCAGGGTGGAAATCCCCATCGTATGGGGCGGGCCGAAACGGGGCATTGTCTGCCCACCCGCCGTGGGCACACTGTGCGACCTTTCCTATTATGATGGGGACCCCAACTATCCGAGAATTTCCAATTTCCGCTGGCAGACGAACGGCGCGCCGGACTGCGGGCTGGACGAACTCATTATTCAGCAGACGCCTGGCGTGAGTCTGAAAATTGAGAAGGACGGCTCCTTTCTGACCGTTTCGCCTGAAAACTGGACCGTGGAAATCGGCGGGAACGCCGTCATCAAGGCGGCGGGCAATGCGACCGTGGAAGCCGCCGGAACGCTGACCCTGCAAGCGCCGAACATTCATAAAATAGGCAATGAGAGCTGTTCCGGCACGGGCGGCGGCACGGGCACCACCACGGAGAACGCGCACCGGACCACCAACGGCAGCATCACGGTCAACGGGCCGCTCAAGGTGAACGGCGACCTGTCGGTATCCGGGAGCAGTACCGTCAGCGGTAATTCTCAGGCCGGGAGCCGGAGCGGGGGAAGCTGTCCGCATTAGCTCCATTCTCATTTCTTGTGCAAAAAACAGGGGTGGAAATCCCCCTGAAAATCCTTCGCATGGAGCGCGTCCTTTCCGGGCGCGCTCTTCTTTTTTGTGCCAGTATCGGTTGCATGAGTACGGCAAGTGAACTTTGGGGACAGGACATAGCCCTTGACGACAGCGGGCAGGCGCGCGTGGCGGCCAACGGCGAACTGGTGCTGACAGACGGCGTGGAAACGGGCGTGCAGGACATAAAGCTGCGCCTGTTCACCCGTCTGGGCGGCCTGTTCTACGATCTGGACTTCGGGAGCCTCATTTCCGACTGGTTCCACGAAGACGGTACGGCCACGACGCGGGCGGCCTTACTGGCGGAAGTGACCATGCGCGTGGAAGAAGACCCGCGCGTGGTGGTGGGGAGCGTGAGAAGTTCTCTGCTCGGCTGGGATGAAAAGAGCATCAGCGTGGCCGTGCAATGGCGTTTCATCGGTGAAGACCAGCCGCTGAACCTTGTGCTTACGGCGGACAAGAGCGTGCGGGAACTGGTCATCCGTGACGGCAGGCATAACGAACCGGAGGCGGCGCTATGAGCATACGACTTTCCAAAGACATAGGGGAAATCCGTTCAGGGCTGTTTGAACGCATCGAGGCCGTGCAGGACGAGTATGCGGCCAGGGGCTGGCTGCCCGCGCGCCTCAATCTGAACAAGGGCATCGCGCGGGGCATCATCGAGCTGTTCGCCTGGGGCCTGTGGCAGCTCTACAACTTTCTTGAAGTCATCCATAAACAGGCCGTCCCGCTGGAAGCCACGGGCGAATGGCTGGATATGCACGCGGCGCAGGTGGACGAAAGCCGCAAAACCGCGACGAAAGCGCGGGGGAACGTGCTGTTTTTGCGCGGAGACGGGACGGGAAACGTGCGTATTCCCGCTGGGCGCATCGTGCGGACGAAGCCGGACGGCAAGGGCGACATCTACCGCTATGTGACGGACGAACTGGCCGTGTTGCCGGAAGGCGCGGCCTCCGTTGCCGTGCCCGCCACGGCGGAGGAATACGGACAGGGCGCCAACGCCGCCGTGGGGCAGATATGCGAACTGGTAACGCCGGTGGAGGGGATTTCCGGCGTGACGAATACGGCGGACTGGCTGCTGGAAGAAGGCGCGGACGCGGAAAGCGACGCGAGCTTGCGGCGGCGCTATGTGCTGGCCTGGCAGAGTCAGGCGGGCGTGACCCGCGCGGCCTACGAAGCCGCCGCGCTTTCCGTTCCGGGCGTGGTGGACGTGTATGTGGCGGATCAGCATCCGCGCGGGGAAGGCACGGTGGACGTTGTGGTCATGGGAACGGCGGGGATGCCCACGGCCAGCCTGCTGGCGGACGTGCGCGCCGCTCTGGACGCCTCCATCGTCATCAATCACGACCTTCTCATCAGAGCGCCGGAACCGGTGAACGTGTCGGTCAAGGCCGTGCTGGAGCTGCTTTCCGGCGACGCTGACGCCGTGAAGACGGAAGCCGAAAGCTGGGTGCGTTCCATGTTTTCCTACGGCGACGACCCGGCCATTCCGCGCTTTTCCATCGGCAATGACGTGGTGCGGGACCGCCTGGCCTCCGGCCTTGTCTCCATCGCCGGAGTGAAGCGCATCCGCTGGGAAAGCCCTGCGGAGGATGTGACCATTCCTGCGGGCGGGCTGGCCGTACTGGAAGAGCTGAACCTGCAAACGGTATGGGTGGCGGAGGAATAAATGGCAAGCCCGTTCTGGCAATACTTCCACGACAGGCTGAACTGGCCCGCCATTTTCCGGCCCGGCCCGGTATCGGCGCTGGCAAAGGGGCTGGCGCTGTACATGGACGACGTGCGGGAAGACATTCTGTGGCTACGCCGCCAGTGGAACCCGGCCACGGCGGACGATGAACGGATAGCCGCCTACGGGGCCAGCCGGGGCATTTTGCGCACGCGCTACGACACGGACGAAAGCTATCGCCTGCGCGTGGTCAATGCCTTTGCCTGGCACAAGCTGGGCGGCAAGGTTCAGGGCCTGGTGCGGATTCTGGCGGAGAACGGCTTTGAAGGCGCGGTCATCGTGCCGGTGAACGATGTGCGCCGCCATGACGCGGCGTTTTCCCATAACGGGGCGTCCACATACAACGACGGTTTGTGCTGGGCACAGTTCGACGTGCGGCTGGTGGAAGTGCCGGAACAGGGACTGAATGCGGATATTCTGGCCTGGTTCCGCTGGCTGGTGAACGAATACAAGCCCGCGCGCTCCATCCTGCGGGCCATGTCCTGGCGCACGTCTTTGGAGGACGAAACGGCCTTTACGGACACGGACGGAATCCGGCTTGCCGTGATGCCGGTGTATGAGGACGCGCGCAAGTGGGGCTTTCCGTTGCATGACGGTTCCATCCGGTATGACAACGGATTGTTCCGGGCGCATGACGGGCGGTTCTTCCATGACGGAGCCAACCCGTACACACGCTGGGAGCCTTTCGGCCATCTGCATGATGCGCGGCTGGATGCGCTGGATACGGCCATACGTCCCGCCATGAAGGACGCCGTGCGCTATGTGCCGCTGCATAATGGGGCCTTGCTTCACGACGGCCAGGGCCGCTACGGAACGCTTGAGACTCCCGCCGTGGACACCCTGAACACTCGGCTTTCCGCACGGTGCCGGGAAGTCGTGGACGTGCGGGAGGACGTGGAAACACGTCTGGAGGTAACGGCCCTTGACGAAGTGGGCCGCTATCACGACGGCAGCATTTCCCACGGGCAGCGCTATCTCAGCCTGCGCAACGGCATGTTTTTCCATGACGGTTCCCGCCCGCGCGGCCAGTTCGGCGGGCGCGCGGACTTTTCCGGTCTGCGTCACGACCGGCGCACCCGGCATGACGGCACGGCCCTGCATCATCTATGGGGCTGGCTGCCCACGGCGGGAGAGCTGGCCTCCGTGTTCACCTATGCCACGCTGTCCGACGTATGCGCCGTTTCCCTGTCCATGAAAGGGGCGGCGGGCATGGAGGACGCTTTCACACTGACGGAGGACGTGACCGTGCGCGTGCTGCGCTACACGCTGCACAACGGCACAGCTTTCCACAACAGCGGGCCGCAGTACGGCGGCAAGGAGCTTGTATGAAATTCAGGGATGAAGCCCGGCTGCACGGCGTGTTCGATATACGCGTCTTCAAGTCGGGGCGGGAAATCGAACATTACCGGGACGAAAACATGATTATGAGCAGCGCGCGGGACGCGCTGGCCCGGCTTATCGGCGGTGCCGGTTCCGGCAAGACGGTAACAAAGATCGGCGTGGGCACCAACGGCGACGGACCGACGCCGGACGATAAGGGGCTGACCGGAGCGTACTCCAGGGCGGTGACGGGCTGCACCTATCCGGCCACGGGTGAAGCCTGCTTCGCCTTCACCATCGGCGCTGGTGAGGCCAACGGCAAGAGCATCCGGGAGTTCGGCCTGCTCTGCTCGGACGGGACACTGTTTGCCCGCAAGACGCGCGGCGTCATCGAAAAGGCGGACGACATAGAAATCACGGGCACCTGGACCATCAAATTCTAAGGCTGGTGAAACATGGCGAATCTGAAAGAAACGGCGCAATGGGAAAACGGGATTTACCGCATTGAACTGACGGACCCCGTGGTGGGCGGAGAAGACGGCATAGACAACATCCAGGCCAAGCAGCTCGGCAACCGCACCCAGTACCTGAAAAAGAAACTGGAGGATATGGAGGGCACGGTGGGCGGCTACGCGCCGGACATGCAGGAAGCGCTTTTTGCCGGAGTGAAGCTGGGCATAGACCTGGGCGCGTTGGCCATGAGGGAACACGAGCAGACGCGGCTCACGCGCTTTCAGGAAATCCGGGCCACCATCAAGAACCGTGGCATCAAGTCGGGCGTGACGCTTTCCAAAAGCCAGACGGCCACACGCAATATTTCCTGCTCGGACGGCGTGGTGTTTATGAACGGGCGGGAATACCCGGTGGCGAACCAGACCAATACGGCCAGCGTGGCGAGCAATACCACGGAAAAGTCGGGCGTGGTCATCATCTACATGTTCCAGACGGAAGCCGGGATCATCGACGTGGCGGCCACCACGCTGAACGGCACCATGCCCGACGGGGCCATTGAACTTGCCCGCGCGACGGTTCCGGCGGGGAACACGGAAGAAAACGACCCGTACCTGGACAACGTAAACATCACGGACAGCGCACGGCGCGAACCCGGCTGGCCGAACGTCCAGAAAGCGCCCGCCACGGTCTCTGTGGCGTTGAATCGCACGCTCCCTGACGCGGACTATATTGTCGGCGTGGAGGTGGTGGAAAGCTCCGGCGGACGCCTGCAAAACGGCGATGTGTACGCGAAAGACAAACTGAAAAACGGGTTCAAGCTGACCACCAGCGGCACGGCGGACGACGTGGACGTGCGGCTGCTGGTGTCTCATCCGGCCATATAAGGAGAAACTATGCAAATCGAGAAGAACGGTTCCGGGCCGTGGCCCGGTGTGGCAACGGACGGCGTGAACGTCACGCTGACTGCCGGGGATGAATCTCTGTCCTTTGACTGCACGGCATTGCAGGAGGATGGGCAGGTGACGGTGGACGTGGTGCGCGGCCATGACGGAGGGCTTGCCGTGGGCGTGGAAAACGGCACGGAGTATGTGGCGAATCTGATTATCCCCCCGGCGCGTTATGAGCTTGTGGCGTTGCCTGCGCCCCTGGCGGCAGAGGAACTGCCGGAAGACCTGGACCCCGCGTGCATCACGCCCGCCCCGACCACGGAAAGCGTGCGCGTGCCTCTGGATGCGGCGGGCATGGCCGCCGTGCGGCTGATACTCTGGACAATAACCAACAACTCCGAGGAGGCATAACATGGCGACCATCATCACGAAAGACAGTCTTCGTTCAAGCGTTGAAGCGGCTACGGGCGGCCTTGTGACCGTATTGTATGACGACGCGGGGCATCCCAGCTACATGCGCCGCATCCCGAAAGTGCGGATTGAGGACGTGTACCCCGATCTCGGTCTGACCGGGACGCACCCGGCGTTCGTCGTCAACGGCGTTGAGAAGTCGGAGCTTTTCATCGGGGTGTATCCCGCGTCCGTGGTTGACAAATACGGGGTAAGCCTTCCGGGCATGGACCCGGCCAACATGCTGAATTTCGACAGCGCGGTGACGTATTGCAAGAACAAGGGTACGGGCTGGCACCTCATGACCAACGCGGAATGGGCGCTTCTGGGGGCGTTGGGCATCAAGTCCGGTTTCCAGCCTCGCGGCAACTCCTATTGGGGGCAGCACCATGAGGCCAAACACGAAACGGGCACGCTGGCCCCCGGCGCATCTGAACTCGGCGTGCGTAATGACGACTTGCACGGGCGCACGCTGACGGGTTCCGGCCCTGTAAGCTGGCGGCATGACAACAGTCCCGCCGGAATCGCGGACCTCGTTGGGAACGTATGGGAATGGACGGGCGGCCTGCGGCTGAACGCCGGAGAAATCAATATCATTGCGGATAATAACGCCGCCGCGCATGACGTGGACATGAGCGCGGATTCCTCCGCATGGAAGGCCATTTTGCAGGCCGGTACGCTTGTTTCTCCGGGTACGGCGTCCACGCTGAAACTGGATGCCGCCGGAGCAAACGGCACAGGTGCGGTGGTGCTGAATACCACCATAACGAGCCAGTATCCCAGCCCTGATACGACGGCGTCTTCCGCGTGCGCCTTCACGGCCATGACGGCCAAAAGCGGCGTGACGGTTCCGGCGTTAGCCAAGCTCCTGGGGCTGTATCCGATAAACACAACTGCTCCTGTAGGCAGCATCTACCACCGGAACGCGGGGGAACGTTTGGCGTTGCGCGGCGGCGACTACAATTGTCACGGCGCGGGCCTTTTTGGCCTCAATCTG